CAGGGTCTTGGTCAAGTACTCGCGTGCCTCCGACACTTGGAACAACGGATACCCAAAGACAAAGTTGGGGACCTCAAAGACCACGTAGGGCGCATTGGCATTGTGGATGGCTTGGGCACGGATCTTTGCATACAATTGAGCCAGCACAGGACGCATGGCTGCCATACGACGTTCCCTGCGTTCTTCCTGCTCATTCCAGACGTCACGGGCTTTCAGCATCCTTGCCTTGTCTACACACTATGTTCCGTTCAATTGCTCTTGGTGGAGGTGGTGTTCGTGGAGGTCTTCATATCGGAGGGCTGCGGGCCTTGTCTCAACGACAACCACTTGAGTTTCCAGACGGTATCTACGGTTGTTCTGTAGGGTCTATCATTGCCACGGCTCTTGCCTTTGGCGTCACTGTGGACCAGTTGGAGTCCATGCTGGACACAGAGTTCGTACTGTCCAACTTTATTCCACCCATTTCATTGGCTGCGGCCATGTCGTTTCAGACCAAGAAGGGCATGTTTCCCATGGACCTGCTCGAGGAGACGCTGATTCGTGGATTCGGACGGGTCGGGGTGGACCTCCGGGGAAAGGTCATTGCCGATGCGCCTACAAAGTTGTGGATTCTTGCAAGCAATCTGACGACCCGCAAATCCACACTGCTGACGGGACAAGTTCCGCTGCTCGCGGCTATCAAGGCATCGTCGTGTATTCCGTTCGTCTATCAACCCCAGGTCATCTACAACCAGGTGTTCCTGGATGGAGGTGTGAGTTGTGATTGTATCGTGAGCGTGGTGCCCAAGGACACACTGGTCTTCCATATCGGATACTCGCAGGGTCCACTGGTTCCATCCGTGGTGGAGCAGATGCCGATTGGCGCCTTCTGGAACAATGTCTATGCGAGTGTGCGTGAAGGTGTCCGTCCTCTTTACCCCAATGTTCTGGTGTTTGACGAACCGAAGCTGGGACCCCTGTCGGATGTGAACGATGCAGAGAAGAAGTACATGTTGGACACGGGGTATGAACAGGCCTCACGCTTTCTCGCCAAGTTCCCCAGTCAGGAACCTGTCAACAGAGGACTCGGTGACCAGCTTGGTAAAGTCAGCGATACCGCCTGAGGTCTCCAGCTTGACGGTTGGGTATGCGTCCACGCCGTAGGCAGCACACGTCATTACATCTTCCTCGCAGTTCACCGCCTTGCCCACAACCTTGGTGGAGCCGTACGTCGCGGGCAGTGTTTCCATCAGCGCCGTCCATTCGGGCATGGCCTTCTTGGAATGACCGCACCACTCCGTGTAGAAGAAGTACACAGTCGCATCTCCTGCCAACATCTCCTTCACCGGCGGACGAAGCCACGGCTTCCAGTAGACATACGCAATGACCACGATTAAGAGGAGGATGGCCGACTCAAGCCACTGCATTGTTGAAAGAGGTGAGAAATTCTACGCTGTTTTTCATACCACCTGCGGTAGGCCTCTTCTGCGGATACGCCCTCCTTGACTTGCACCCATGCGACATCCGTGGTCTGGCGCTCGGGCTCGTACGGACGGGGATTGATGGTAAACCATCGTCCTTGATAGCGAACCACATACTCAGGCATTAACATAATGTCGGCTATTCATGGTAAATGGAAGCGATTGCTAAGGTGCTTCTTGCTGTCGGTGTGAATTACGGTGTCCATTACGCGTCGTTGGCGACGCATAATTGGATGTGCATGCCGCACACGGTGAAGGAAGTGGCAATGTCTATGTTCACGACGGGGAGCCCCATCTGTTCTACGCTGTTGGCAGTGGGACAGCACACGCAGAATGGTTATGCGGCTGGAGTGACAACGGGGTTTGTGACGTTGATTACGAATGCGTTGAAGGCTGTTTAGACCTTCAGGCCGGCTCCAGGGAAGCCGACCAGTCCAGCGCCGATACCGAAGCCAGCGCCCGTCCGAGCCGAGGCTCCAACGCTCGGGGCGTAGATGTCCAGGATAGCGAAGGTGGCCGTCGCGACAAGCGCAATCATGCCAACCTCCTGAACCTTCAGTGTCTTCCCAGGGAAGACGTACGCAGCAATGGCCACCGCAAGACCCTCCAGCGCATACTTAATCACACGTACCAGCAGGTCCGACATGTCCAAACCAGGGGCGGCAGTGGGCTTCGGCTTAGACTCCATTTTATTCATTGGACGCGAAAGAAAATTCATTGGGCGGGCATCATTGTCAAACGACCCGCCAAGACGAGGGCCGCCAGAATCCACACGAGCCACCACTTGACGTAGTTGGACACATAGTATACAACGACGTAGAACACGATTGCGTGGAGCAATGCACTGAACACAACGCTGCCGGGGAGCGCAGGGACAAGCACACCGGGACACAGCAGGAAGAACACAATGGACAGGGTGTAGAGGTCGTACATTGTATCCTCCAAAGGTATTTTCACAGTGGACGCCCAACACACAAAATGCCGAAGACCGAACAGCTTCCCATCACCGAGGACGACGGCAGCCGGATCGACTACCTTGACGAGGACCCGGAGATTCCGAACCAGCGCTACTGCATCATCTCGTTTCTGAGCCCCGAGAAGGTCATTCAGGACAAGAGCGAGTTCTACTTCAAGGAGTTCATCACGTGGATGGACTACCAGTGGAAGGTGAAGGGTCTTGAGCACCTCATGGCCTTCGTGTCCAAGAAGTACTCCATCAAGGTGGACGACCTGCTGAAGGATGCGGAGGACTTTGTCAAGGTGCGCAACGAGGAGGTGAAGGCCACGGACGTTCACGAGGAGTACCAGGTCTTCATGCTCAAGCACGAGAAGGAGCTGCAGGAGAAGTACGACTCTGCGGTCAACTTCCGCACGAACATCCGCGGCGTCAAGGTCCGCCGCGCGTTCCCGTCCATTGAGGAGACGCAGATGTTCGCCAAGGTGCTCCAGCGCAAGTACCCGAAGGACAACCTCTACATCGGCAAGGTCGGCTGCTGGCTGCCGTGGGACCCCAGCGAGCACCTGATGCCCGAGGTGGAGTACGCTGAGCGCGAGCTGAACGAGCTCATGCGCAAGTACAAGGAGAACGAGGTGAACAAGGAGATGTTCTTTGCCGAGCAGCGCGACGAGTCCATCAAGAAGCAGAAGGACGAGAACGAGCGTCGTCGCAAGGCCAATGCCATTGAGGCCGCGGGCGGCACCAACGCCGCGTCCAATGCGGCTGCCGCATCTGGACCTGCTCAGCTGATGGACCTGAGCGTGCCCGTCCATCCGACGGAGGGCGTCATCCGCGAGTAACGAAGTAATTTGTTGAGATTGAGTAAGATGTCTGGACTTGATGCACCTTTCGGACCAGGGTCAGAATCGCTAATGGGCGCAGTCGATCAGGCGCGCGATGAGGCGTTCGCTAAGATAGACACTGCGTTCGCTGACATCGACGCGAAGTCGCCCGACCCTGCGGCTGGTGGAGGTAAAAAGCGCGGTGGATCAAAAGAATGGGATGACCTGAAGGCATCTACGAAAACAATGGTGACGTCATTTGCGAGCCTGGTAAGCGCGGAAGTACGTGCCCATGTGTTCAAGCTTATGGGTATCGCGGTAGCTGCACTGTTGAACGGAAGACTCACTGGTGTAATTCTCGATGGAATCGCTTCGGTAGGCGGTCGCGCGGTTGCGGTTGCAACAAATCCACTCTACGTGACAGTGGCTATTCTCGCTGCTGTTGCATACGGAATAAATAAACAGTCCGAACTATCTAGTCAGGCTGCCAAGGTCTACGCAGGAATGGATGACTATCTTGCGAAATGTATTAAGAGCGGACCACAGGTGATGCTCAGTCAATTGAAGACGAGACTAGCAAAAAATAAAGCAGCAGCAGAAAGGTTGTCGTCGGTATATACCGAGCTTGCGACAAAGCTCAAGGAAGACAACGCTAAGCAACAGGCATCAAAAGACGCTCGAGACAGGCGTGCTGAGAACCGCGCAGAAGCAAAGCGCATAACAGAAGAACTTGCGGCGGCAGCGGCGGCAGAGGCGGCGGCGGCGGCGGCGCAGACAGGAGTAAGGACAATGCGTGACGAACGTGAAGTTCCGGTACCAGGTGGTCCGGCAATGAGCCCTCTAGTTATCCCTGCCCCTGCCCCGCGAGGTGGTCGGCGCCTCACTTCCCGTCGCCGTCGCCGCGCTGCTTATTTACCCAGACAGACACGGCGTTCTTCTTCTGGACGGCGCCGGGGGTATAGTCGTCGGCGGCGAGAATAGCCGAGTGGAACGGCTGATTGTTCGCCCACAAACTTGAGTCGCACATCCTGAACGGCGGATGCTCGGCGGCCTTGTACCAGAACACCTGGTCCTCCAACTTGTTGGAGTTCACATTGTTGCAAATGACCAAGCACTCGAAGTTCTCCGTGCACTGGTCCATGAACGTACAGAACATCTCAAACGTCGGAAACATACCTGCGTAATTCTCGTAAATCCTACGACGATTCCCCAGGATATTCTCGCGGAGAATGAAGACGAAATCCACGTTCGTACGCAGGTTCGGCGTGATGCCGAGCGGATACTGCATGGTGATAATGGTCATCATGTCAA